AACATCATCAAGTACAGTCTACGCCAAGGCAAGAAGGACAGCCCCGATGCAGAAAAAGCAAGACACTACATGGCTAAACTCAACGAGATCGAACCCAAGTGGTGAGACCTTAGAACAACACGGCTTTGACTCAAAGACTGGCGTGTGCGTTAACCCATTTGGGCAGAAGCCTGCGTGGGCGATACGCCTCGCCGCCAAGATACGGTCAAGGCGTGACATAGAAGATGCAGAGGAAGCACCGTTTTGAAAACAATCACAATAGACTTCGAAACTTACTACGATAAAGATTACTCACTGAGCAAGATACAAACTGATGCCTACGTTCTCGATGACCGCTTCGAGACTATCGGCGTGTCTGTGATTGACGGTGACGGTGATGCGCAGTGGTTTACCGGAGATGATACTGAGACCGCCGCATGGCTACGCCAGTTCGACTGGGAGAACTGCGCCGTGCGTGGGCACAACACACTGTTCGATGGGTTTATCCTGTCTCAGCGATACGGCATCCGCCCCAAGCTGTGGAAAGATACGCTGTCACAAGCGCGTATGTTGTTGCCGTGGTTGACCTCGCACTCGCTGGCTAACGTGACTAAGCACTTCGGCTTGCCCGACAAAGGCACGGCTGTACTTAGCGCTTTGGGCAAACGCCGCGCGCAGTTCACCAAAGAGCAGATGGCGCACTACGCCGAGTACTGCAAGCACGACACATGGCTGTGCCACACCATCGGGGAGAAGTTCGACGCTGATACTCCAGCGCTGGAGATGAAGCTCATCGACATGACAATCCGTATGTTCACCGAGCCCAAGCTGGTCGGAGACGTGCAGTTGATGGAGAAGCTGTACGTCGAAGAAGTCGCTCGTAAGGAAGGGTTGATGGCGCTAGCTGACACCGACCGCGAGACGATTATGTCGAACGACAAGTTTGCCGCGAAGCTGGAGGAGCTCGGTGTCGAGCCGCCACGCAAGGTAAGTAAAACCACAGGCAAGATGACTTATGCGTTTGCCAAGTCTGACAAAGCGTTCACTGAGCTACTCGACCACGAGAACCCAGACGTTCAGGCGTTCGTTGCGGCGAGGCTCGGTGTTAAGACTACCATTGCGGAGACACGAGCACTGCGGTTTCTTGACGCGGCAAAGCGTGGCCCACTACCTGTGTACCTGAACTTCTGGGGTGCTAAGACGACTGGGCGCTACTCAGGTGGCAATCAGGTTAACTGGCAGAACTTACCCGCTCGTGGTCCGAGCGCAGGTCTTCGCATGGCGCTTCGCGCACCGGAAGGACACACAGTCTTGGTAGGCGACTCGTCGAACATCGAACTGCGCGTCATCATGGCGGCGGCAGGGCAGCTAGACGTGGTGGATAAGTTGCGCAATGGCGTGGACTTGTACTGCGACTTCGCAAGCAAACTGTTCGGACGAACTATCACCAAAGCTGACGTGCCCGAGCGGATGCTAGGCAAGGTGGCAATGCTGTCGTTGCAGTACGGTGCTGGCGCGGAGCGGTTCCAAGAGATGGTGCGTGTGACTGCGCGTAGCATCAAGGCGCTTGAGCCCATCACAATAGAACGTGCGCAAGAGATCGTGTACCTGTACCGCAGTACTCACCACCATGTGACTAAGTTGTGGAAGTATTGCAACGACGTAGTGCTCCCTCAGATCGCAAACGGTCAGGACTTACAGCCTGTCGATGTGAACGGTTGGTGTGTGACACAGGGCAACGGCTTCGGGCGTCCCGGCGAACCCGGCGTGGTGTACCACGACCTCAAGCAGACGGACGGTGAGTGGAACTACCAGATGGGTAAGATGCGTGTACGGATTCATGGCCCAAAGATGGTAGAAAATCTTTGCCAGCACCTTGCAATGCGAGTCGTGATGTGGCAAACTGCACGTATCAACCACAGATTTCCAGTCGCACTTTCGGTGCATGACGAAGCGGTCTGTGTTGTACCCAATCACTTACTTGATGAAGCGCGTTCCTACATGGAGGAATGTCTCGCACTGGCGCCTACTTGGTGTCGTGAGCATTTACCAGTAGCTTGTGAGACTGGCGAAGGAGAATCGTATGGTGATGCCAAGTAACGAAGTGTTTGATGGTCGGCTACCGATCTGGCTCAATGTCGAGACAGACATCGGCGTACCCAAGCCGGACATCCGCGTGACGTTACGTTGCATCGACGGCGATGTTCGCATACTGGACGGCGAGTTCTTGGCGCTAGTGTCGCCCGGACGTTCGGACAGATACGCGTTCAAGCGACGAGCAGTCATCGAGAAGTGCATTGATCTACTAAACCAGCAGCTAGCAATCCTAGCCCTTGAGGAGTTTTGATGAGTAAAGTTATGCCGCTGTCGTACAGCCGCCTGTCCACGTTTGAGCAGTGCGAGTCGAAGTTCGATTACCTGTACGTTTCAAAGCGTGTGCAAGACCAAGGCTCTGAAGTATCTGAATACGGCAACCGAGTACACGAGGTGCTTGAGTTGTACGGCAAAGGCGAACTAGACCAAGCGACACTCAGCGAGGAGGGTAAGCAGACACTAGGCAAGTGGGGCAAGATCGTTGACAAACTTCTTGCCAAAGAAGGAGAAAAGTATTTCGAGTATCAGATGGCGGTCAACGCAGACCTGCAACCAGTTGACTGGTTTGCTAGCGACGTGTGGATTCGTTCCATCGCAGACGTTCTTGTGGTTGACGGTGATACTGCGTATTGCTTAGACTACAAGACAGGGAAGGTCAAAGACAATCCAACGCAGCTTCAGTTGTTTGCCGCGATGGTGATGTGGCACTTCCCACAAGTCACAACAGTCAAAACGTCATTCATCTGGTTAAAGTTTAACGAAGTCACAAACACAAAGTACGAACGCAGGTTTTTAGAGTCATTGTGGAACGGGCTACGCCCACGGTTTAAAAAAGTCCAAGAAGTAATTGATCTCGGTGTGTTCAAGGCGAAGCCATCAGGCTTGTGTCCTTGGTGCCCCGCAAAAGATATTTGTCCAGACGCAAGATTAAAAGGTAGAAAATGAACAATGAAGGCGATGTTAAAAAAGTTGTTAAGCGCGTACTTCAAAACGCTCCTGTGTGTTGGTGGTTTATGCCTCCAGCTAATGGCTATGGTCGCTCTGGTATTCCTGATTTCATCGGTTGTGTTAACGGGACTATGTTCGCTATTGAAACAAAGTTTGGTCGCGGCACTACGACTGCTAACCAGAACCGTGAGATTCAGGCGCTGATGCAAGCAGGTGCGCAAGTGTGGATTGTGCGCGAGACAACAGTCGATGATTGGGAACAACAGTTTGCGGGGTGGTTAGCACTATGCTCGTAATCCCCGAGAAGCGTCGTATTGTTATCAGCAGTACAGAGAACGAGGCCGTTGCTAAGTTCATCCCACACGCAAAGAAGTTTACGCACGGCGATCAGGAAATGGTTGCCTTGCAGTACGGAGTTGAAGAATCGTTAGTGTTGCGTAACCTTGGGTTCAGCGTACCGCCGCCCATCTTGCAATACTACAACTGGCCTGCACGGTTTGAGCCGATGGACCACCAGAAAGAAACCGCCGCGTTTCTGACCACGCACAGACGCTCGTTGTGTCTCAATGCGCCGGGCACTGGTAAGTCGATCAGCTCAATCTGGGCAGCTGACTTTTTACTTGATGAGGGTATCGCCAAGAAGATTTTGATTATTGCGCCGCTGTCTACGCTCAAGGTAGTGTGGGCTCGGGAGTTGCGTCAGCATCTGCCACACCGCTCGTTTGTTATCTGCACAGGTACACGCGAGAAACGTGAGCAGTTGCTGGAGACGCCCGGCGCGCAGTACTTCATCATTAACCACGACGGCTTTACGAATATGGCTAGCAAGCTGAAAGACTTTGACGTAGTAATCTACGACGAAGCCACGGCGCTCAAGTCGCCAAGTTCGCAACGCTACAAGATATTCGCTAAGTGGGTTCAGCAGTACCAGCCTTGGCTGTGGTTGTTGACCGGCACACCCATCTCGCAGACCCCTGCGGATGCGTGGACGCTGGCGCGGTTAGTTGATTCGGCGACGTGCCCCAAAAGTTTCACCACGTTCAAAGACATGGTGATGCAGAAGGTGACGCAGTTTAAGTGGATGCCACGACCGAACGCGTTGGAGACTTGTAAGAAAGTTCTTCAGCCGTCGATTCGTTTCTCGCTTGATGAGTGCAAGGACTTGCCGCAGACAAACTTTGTCGGGCGCAAGACTACGCTGACCAAGCAACAAGAGAAGGCGTTTAAAGACATGAAGGATAAAGCGGTGACGGTGTTCGCCGCAGGTGAAGTGACTGCGGCTAACGCGGCGGTCGTGCTCAGTAAGATGTTGCAGATTTCTTGTGGGGTCGTCTACGGTGACAACGATACGTTTGCCATCGACGCCTCGGAGCGGTATAATACACTTACTGAGTTACTTAATGAGATTGGCGACAAGGCCATCATCTTTGTTCCGTTGCGCGGTGTGCAAGACTGGCTTCAGCAGAAGCTAACAGCAGACGGCGTAAACGTTGCATCGGTGCATGGAGGCGTTAGTAAAAAGGAACGCGATCAAATCTTTAATGATTTTCAACACACAGACAGCCCGACTGTTTTGCTGGCTCACCCCAAGGTTGCCGCACACGGATTGACGCTGACTCGTGCGAAGGACATCATATGGTTTGCACCTATTTACTCGCTTGAACAATACGAGCAAGCTAACGCTCGTATCAGGCGGCTAACGACAACTGGCAAGACAAGCGTGTGGCACATCTGGGCTACGCCGTTTGAAGCTGAGTTGTATCGCAGGCTCCGCGCTAAGCAGAGCACACTGGCTGACTTTTTAAATTTGGTTAATGGCATTAACGAGGATTGATATGAACTACGAAGAAGCTGCAACGCGTTTCACCAAAGTGCGCAACGAGATTGACGAACTGGAACGCCAACACAAACAACGCAAAGCGGAGCTTACCGAAAAGCTACGCATACTAGAAAGCTGGTTCACAGCCAAGGCGCAAGAAGATGGTCTAGAGACCGTCAAGACAAGCCTCGGTACCGGCTACTGGTCTACCCATCACACCGCGACTGTCGCGTCTCGTGAGGAGTTCTTCTCGCACTGCAAGGAGAACGATCTGTGGGACTTGGTCGAGTCACGAGCCTCCAAGCTAGGGGTGAAGAGTTACATTGATGCCAACGGAGCCCCGCCTCCCGGCATCAACTTCTCATCAACCCGTGTGTTTAACTTCCGCCGAAATCGTAACGACTAAGCGGTTCCTCAACAACGGTCGCCGACACCGTAGCATTTGCTGAAGGCGGCAATCCACATCATCCACAGGAGTTAGTTATGAGTACAGCACTTACCACCGTACCGGCACACATTGCCGCTCGTATCGCCGCACGTCAACAAGCAGGTACACGCTCAGCCGTTACATCTGCCATCGTTGGTGACGGCGCTGGGCCAAGCATCCCCCGCATCAGCATCAAAGCTGGGCGTTACCGCTTGGTCGAAGACGGCGTCGAGACAACCGTTGGTATCACCCTAGACACAATCATCGTGGGTGCAAACCCCCGCGTGTCAAAAGTTTTCTACGGTAAGGCGTACGACGCCGCCGCTGAGAACGTCCGTCCTGACTGCTTCTCCAATGACGGCTTGAAGCCTGATGCGATTGTTGAGAACCCAGTGTGCGATTCATGCGCAAGCTGCCCCAACAACGTGCTTGGTTCCAAGATTCTGCCGTCTGGCGCGAAGTCAAAAGCCTGTGCCGATCAGCGTCACTTGGCAGTTGTTGCGGCGGCTGACCCCACAAAGGTCTACAGCCTGACCGTGCCTGTAAGCGGCATGAAAGCTCTGCGTGAATACTTGAAGGAGTTGGACAACTACGGCATCATTCCTGAAGAGGCGATCACACAACTGGGGTTTGACGACCAAGCCAGCTACCCCAAGATCACGTTCAAACAGAACGGCTATGTGAGCGAGAAAGCAGCAGCGCGTGTCGATACCTTGGCTGGCAGTGATGCGGCTAAGATTGCAACCCGCCAGTTGGCTCCTCAGAACGCCGGACCTGCGCTACAGGCGCCAGCGGCTAAGCCAGCTATCGCGGCTCCCGCTGTGGACGATGCCTATGAGGACGAAGCGCCACCCGCTCCTGTCCCAAGTAAAGCGGCAAAACCTGCCGTGGCACCGGTAAAAGCGTCCAGCGAATTAGAAGATAAACTCGACAGCTTGTTTGACGAGTAGTAAACTGATCGGTCGAAAAAACGAAACCCCCGAAAGGGGGTTTCTTATCTAGGGGCACTGGCATTGGACACTAAAACATTTCTAACTCGCGTCACTGCTACACAAGACGAACTGGTAATTTGCGTACATAGACCTGACCCATCAGGCCGCAATCCCCGAGGCATATTCTGGAACCGTGGTTCGTTTGTTAACATTGATGATGCAGTTCAAGCAATTCAAGATTGGGACACAGAACCCAACACAACCGTATATTTCTCAGTCGGCACATTTGCTAATCACCGCGAAGTTGACGAGAACGGTAAAACTAAATTAAAGCGCACACAGGCTAACGCCACATTCTTCCGTGCATTGGCTCTGGACTTAGACATCGGTCCAGACAAACCATATGCAACCCAAAAAGAGGGCTGGGCGGCTATGGCGGCGGCACTCAAGGCAATCGGTATGCCCAAGCCTATGGTGGTTTCATCAGGCAACGGTATCCACTGCTACTGGCCGCTGACGCAAGACGTTAAGTCTGAGCACTGGGTCAAGGCGTCGATCGCTCTGCGGTTGGCGTTGGAGGAGAACGGCGTCGAGATCGACACCAGTAAAATTCACGACCCATCTATGGTGTTGCGCCCTGTGGGTTCAAACCACAAGAAGCAGATTCCGTGGAAGCCTGTGGCGTGTCGTGCTGACTGCCCAGACTACGAGCCTGTTATGTTGTTCGGCGTTTTGAAGCCGTGGTTCAACCGTGCGGCTAAGGCGGTTCCGGTCCGTAAGCCCGGTGTAAGCCAACAGCGTTCTGGCGTCATGGCGGCGGTCATGGGCTCTGGCGACGTGGTGCTGGAGAGTGTGCTCAAGCGATGCAACCAGCTACGCGCGATTGCTGACAGCGGCGGTCTGACTGATGCGGCGGGTAATCGTGTCGAGGAACCCATGTGGCGCGCCACCATGGGGCTGGCTAAGTACTGCAATGATGTACCTGCGGCGGTTATTCGTCTGGCGGGTGCTCACCCAGATTTCGATCTGGACGCCAGCATGGAGAAGATTGCGGGCTGGAACGGTACTGGTCCGACGACCTGCGCAAA